AAGATATTCGACATTCCTAAGGATTGGGTAAGGAATCATGGTATCTCAGGTCAGATACAGCTTTTCCCTGTGTCAGGCTCTTCGGGTAGCCTAATCCTTACTCAAAACGGTTCATTCATGCCTTTTCTTACAGGTCAATATTCTAATGCACCTTCTATATGGAGACTCTCTTATAGAGCAGGGTTAGAAGATATTCCTGAGGATATGGTTGAATATATCATGAAACGTGCCTCTGTTGGTATCCTTCAAGTATGGGGAGACTTAATCATTGGTGCAGGTATAGCCAACCAAACTATCAGTATTGATGGTTTATCCCAGTCTATCGGTACTACCCAGTCTCCTGAGTTCTCAGGTGCAGGTGCCCGTATCAAGAACTACATGGATGATATGAAAGAGCTTGAAAGAGCACTCAAGGATACCTACTTAGGTATCAACATGGGTATCATCTAAAGGAGGTGGAGACATGCCTGAGTATCAACAATCTCACATGGCTCCTAGGGCAGACCTCCAAGTACAACAATTCGATACTGCAATAAGACAAAAAGGCTACAGGGTTTGGTGGGAACAAGGTATGTTCTGTCCATGTGTGGATAGACGTTCGGGACAACCTGACCCGGTTTGTCTTGTTTGTCAAGGTAACGGTTATCACTACTTGGAAGGTAAAGAGACTAGGGCTGTAGTGACTAGTATTAACAGTCAAAAGATGCAAACACATATCGGTTTAGATGATTTGGGTACAGCTTACCTCACAGCACTGAGTACAGATAGAATTGGGTACAGGGACAGATTCACATTCCTAGACTTCACTGTTAAGTACTCAGAACTTGTAGATAGAGGAGAAACAGGGGAATTAGACCCTCTAAGGTATCAATGCAACGGTATGATTTGCTTGAGAACACTAGACAAGGTATACAAAAGAGGTATAGACTTTGATATATCCAAAGATGGTTGGCATATACAGTGGCTAAAGGAAGAGCTATTCGAGGGTGACAGATACTCTGTACTTTACTATACTCCACCTACCTATATCGCTATGGGTCCACTACATGACCTACGTGGTACGGCAACTCTATTTAAGTCAGGTGGTCAAGAGCGTTTTGAGTATCTATCTCAACAGTATCAGATTAAGAGAGAGGACTTCTTAGATGATACGTTCTTCAACAGGTAATGATGATTGGTTACGTAAAGTACTCAATGAAGTTGTTGAAGAAACAGAAGCAGAGGAGAGGGAGAGGTACAAAAATTCCTATGAACCTCCTATCAAAGCTCCTAAGCAAACCCCTGAGAAGAAGCAAAACCTACTGAAGCCAAAAGCAAGCCAACCAAAGCCTAAAGAGAATCAACTTAAGTCAAGAGAATATGTAAAGGCTCCACTTCCTAAAGAGGTAGATTGGGGAGGTCAAGAGTACCTAAACCCAGTATACCCTAAGAAGAAAGAGCCTACAAAAATACCTGAGAAGAAACCTGCTCCTAGCAAAATGCCTAAATGGGGTAGGTTTTAAGATGTTGTAGGGGGTGATAATAGGTGATACCTGTAATTGAGGATTACTTAAGTGATTTAATAGAAAGCAAGTTTAAGTACCTGCGTAAAAATCCTAGTCATATTGAGGATATAATAACCCTAAGCCCTAATAAGATGAAGTCTCTACAGGCTTATATCTCTAGGCAAGAAGTAGAGGTTATTAAGGGGTTCCCTATTAAGCCAAACCAACTACCTTGTATTGCTATCCTATTGGGTAACGAGAATGAGGAGCAGGGAGGTTTAGGTGACTACTCAGAGGATGAGGATGCAGATATTAGGACTCACACAGAGACACTAACAGTTATAGAGTCTGTAGGTGGAAAGCTGGCTGTACCTTATGTACAGTTGGAATACAAGCCTGTAGTTGCGATACAACAAGTGTTCTCACAAGCTGTAGGACAGGTACTACCTGAAGGGCATTACTACATTGATAACGAAAGGCAATCCTTAGTCGGTTTCCTATCAGGACTGGTAGAAGCTGGTGATGAGGTGGCAGTAACTTATAGTTATCGTCACGTATCAGAGGTTAGCTTGGACACAATGTTTGAACATAACTTCCGTATAGAAGTATGGAGCAACAATGCTGACATAGTATCACAGCTGTACGCTTTAACTAAGTGGGCTGTACTATCCGGCAGGGATGACCTAGTAACTCAGTGTGGGCTGTATAGGCAGAGACTAAGTGGCGCTGACCTACAACCTGATACTAACCTGTCTCCTGAGTTTGCATATAGGAGAGGTCTTAATTTTTGGTGTCAAGCTGACTCATCTGTACCTATTCAAGAGATTGGTTATGTCTCTGATGTAGTCATAAATGAGACAATAGGCTTCGATACAAAGGGTGGTGACGAACATGGCTAAGAAAAAAGAAGTGGAACCTGTAGAAGAGCGTATCCATATTAATGAGTATAAAGCTTCTCATCTTGAGCTATCCCCTGAGGAGGTAGCAGGACTACTTGTACGTGCTGGTAAGACCATGATGCGTAGAAGTCAGTGGGATGAAGTTTTAGCTGAATATAAAGGTAATACAGAAAACTAATAGAAAGAGGTGTTTGGCTCATGGCTAGAAGTGATTATGGTGTTGTATTTAATGGTCGTAGGATTGTACATCCTGGTGCCTATGATGCTATAGAGTCTAACGGTCTAACGACTGTATCAGACGGAAGCCTAGACTTACCTATCGTGGTAGGTACAGCTGACTCAGGTGAAAAAGGAGTAATTAACTGGTTCACTAGTATTGAAGTAGCTCGTGAGTACTTAGGTGGCGGTGAGTTAGTAACTGCTATGGAACTTATGTTCTCTCCTAGTCCTCAAGGCGGTGGCGGTGCTACTATGATTGGTGCTATCGTTGCCAATGATGCTAAGAGAGCTACAGCTACAGTAGGTGGATTAGTTGTTAATGCTAAGAAAACTGGTGATGCAGGTAACCGTACTACAATTAAGATTGAAGACGGTTCTATCGCTGGCTCTAAGCTAATGACAGTTCAACGTTGGGATTTAGAAGCTATGGAAGTGTATGCTAACTTAGGTGCATTATTCAGTATTAAGTACGTAGGTACTGCGGCATATGCCAACGTTTCAGTTACAAATGGTGTGCTAGTAACTAAAGTAGGTGCTGATGCAGGTTCCGCTGTAACTGACATCTCTGTAAACTTAACTAGTGGACAGTATGCTACAGTGAACGACATTGTTTCATACCTTGGAGGTATCTCAGACTACGAGGTAGCACTTTCTAACTACAACAACCTAGACTTACCGTTAACTGTGGTAGACAACTTGACTTCAGCTTCTATTAAGAACACTACGAAACATGTTCTTTCTGTAAGCGCAGACGTTGTTCACCAAATCAATAAATTGTCACAGTTAGTAACTGTTGCAGTATCAGGAACTATCACTAACTCTCCTACTACCTCTTTAGCAGGTGGTACTAAGGGTACAGTTCCTTCTAGCTGGGTTTCTTACTTTGATACTATCAAGAAGAACTTCTCAGATATGCTAGTTGTACTATCTAGTGACCCAGGTATCCATGCAGAAGCTATGGCTCACGTAGCCCAAATGGAAAACCGTAACCAAAAGCAAATGTTGTTTACTGGCGGTGGTATCAGTGAATCTGTAGCACAGGTTAAACAACGTGCAATGCAATTAAACAGCTCACGTGCTGTATTAGGATACCCTGCTTGCTACCACAAAGCATATAATGATGGTAAAGTTGCTTTACCTGCTTATATGACTGGGGCTATGATTGCAGGTCGTGTGGCTGGTGTAGACCCTGCTGAACCTATCACAGGTGACTACTTCAACCTTATCTCACTAGAGAACGACTTAGTGGCAGGTGACCCAGCTATTGATGACTTAATTACTTCTGGTATTGCTACATTAGAACGTACAGGTAATGGAGGTATCCGCCTAGTGCAGGGTATCACTACTTACTTAGGTTCTAATAACTCTCTATACAGAGAAATCTCTGTTAGGCGTGGAGCAGATAACATCTCATCTACAATGCGTTCTACTATGGAAGCTACATTCGTAGGTCAGAAGATGCCAGCTACACCGTCAGCAGTAAGAACAGTAGCAATTACAGTACTAGAGCAAGCTGTTAAGGATAAGGAGATTGCAGGCTATCAGAATATCAACGTGGTATTCCAAGGTACTGTAGTACTAGTGAGTTATGAGGTTGCACCAATTGAGCCAATTAACTATATCCTAGTAACGTCTCACTTCATCCCAGCTTCTTCTCTTACTACAAATACTGAACAATAATCGGAGGTGAGTACACATGGCTACAGTTGAAAAACAAACCGTCCATACTGGTCATACTATCAACATTCGTGTTGGTAGTCAGATTATCGGTAGAGCACAAGGTATTGATGGAGAACGTTCTTTCGGTACTGAGGGTGTATACGAAATCGGTTCTATGATGCCACAGGAACACGTACAAAACAGATATGAAGGTCAGCTTAACTTAGAGCGCTTCTTCGTACGTAATAAAGACTTAGCGGCTGCTGGTCTATCTTCTCTAGGGGAAGAGGTCTTGAAGAAAGACATGATTACCATTGAGATTGTAGATAAGTATACTGGCAAGGTAGTTCGTGCATACCACGGTTGCACAGCTAACTCTTATAGAGAGACATTCCGTGTTAACTCTATTGCTGGTGAAAACGCTACTTGGTCATACTTGTACGCAAAATAAGCACGAAACATATAAGGGGTGGGAGTATTTGTATAAATACTTCTGCCCCTATTTTATTTGGAGAATATATTTCTTAGGAGGAATAGACCATGGATAACAATACATTAGTAAAGCTTAGAGAAAGAATGCTAGCGGCAGTAAATAAAGGTAACAAGATTCAACATACTATTAAAGTAGATTTCTCAGAGTTAGACCCAAAATTTGTAGGTAGTTTTGTTATTCACAAGCCTTCACAAATGGAGCGTTTAGAAATTGGTAAGATTAGCTCTGTTCTACGTGGTGGAGATGAAAAACTAGATACACGTGCATATAACATTGCTACAATCATTGCTACACTTGAGGTACTATTGGATGATAAGCCTGACTGGTTCGATGTATTTGACCCTGAGTTAGAGTATGAAATCTTGGAGGAAGTGTACGAACAGTATATAAACTTTCTTAACAACTTTCGCAACAAAGCTGGAGGAAGCGAACCTAAAGGAGATAGCGCAAACCAGACAAGCGAGGTTTGAGTGGTGGATACAGAAGACATTCCAAGTGCTCCCTACAGACCCTAGATTCCAAGACCTAACATCGGAGCA